TATCGAACTTAGACACTTTCATATATAAGTTATAAGCGCATAAGTATTGCTTATCTTTAACTAATCGACTATGTAAGTAAAGCTTGTAGTTATCCTTAGATGTTACAGAACTAGCCCATGTAGGACTCGGTATAGCCACCGCTAAACACAGTACGCCCGATAGTAGGGCTCGCCGCGAGCTAGCCCCCCAAGGGGCTCTCGTCGAGAGAGTGGATCGTACCGACCTAGTCAAGCGCTGTCCATATCTAAGCATGATCTTGGGCGTTTCCAACAGGGTGTGGATAACTATTTATAATTGTGGATAACTGTTGCCCTAGAGGCTTATTCATCGCACTCATGGGCTTCATCGTAGTTAAACGAACAGTAATAACAGCCCATGTCCTCGCCGCATTTGCGACAGTTATATTTGAACATAATCTCATTACAGCACAGCGCCAAATAGGTTCTGGAGCTGATTCGGTAATGCTTGTTATCAAACGGCATTAGTCCTCATCTCGTATAGCTGCGACGATCCGTTCAACAAGTGCGCCTTCGGCTATGTTGTCGCATTGTTTACAGACGTGTAGCGGCATGAACTTGAACTCAATGTCTTTAGCAATTAGCTCTCTTAAATCTTGAAGTATTGTTCTCATCTCTGGATTACTCATTTCTTATCCTTTCCCCAGCCCGTACCCTTAAAGATTACGGCTGGTGCGCTAAACACTCTTATCATTGGATAACTGCAACACAGCGGCGAAAGATCGCCGTTACTAGGTATTGAGTGATTCATCTCAAGCTCGCCACCACATTGGTCGCACCGATACAGGTAACTAGGCATGACTCAAGTGGTGCGCTAATTGAGAATCGTATATAACTTTCGTACATGAAATAATTAACTTACCTTTTAGATCATCGTAAACTTCTAAGTAATGAATTGTAATTTGTGTAGGGTCTATTACTACTTTGACAACATCGTCAAATGGAACCTTGAAGCGTTCAGTTAATTTGCGAATATTGACGTTGCTGTTGTTTGTGTAAATTGTTGTCATTTTCCACTCCCCACTAGGCATACTCCGAGAGAGCCGCATACTGTGCACTCAAGGGTCTTAACTCCGGGCGGAAGTAAGTCGGTCACAATTCGCTCGACCTGTAGAGTTTCGCGCTTACAGCGCCGACACTCAAATTTCAATTTGTCCATAGTTCGACTCCTTTAGATTCTCCATAGAATTGAGATTGTGTTGACTGACCCAGAACGAGCCGTCCTTGTCATGCTTAAATCGACTGGTCTTAGCTGCTCGAATCGGAATCCAGCCTTTGACGAAATATGTCGGACTCTCGCCCACGACGAGAACGGCTAAGTCCTCGACCCTATCCCTGTCCCTGAGAATTAGATGTCCGTCTAGCCATTTCGTATGCTTAACTTCGATTCGATTACCGATGTCGGCTTTTAGCTTGAACTTATCTAGTTCGAGCTTAAAGTCTGTAATTCCGAAGTATCGAGCAGCTGCGATCTCAGCACCTAACGCCTCAGCTGTACGACGAATCGACTCATGGATATTGCCTCGTGCTGACTGGTCATGAAAGTAGTAATTCTCCACGCCTTTAGACTCACAGATAAAAGCCGCCGCAGCCGCTTGAATTTCCTCGTCCTTGGTAAGTGTTACTTTCGTTATTCCCATGTCGCACACGTCCGAACATTGTCCGGACATACCCAGCCCTTGTAAGGTTTCCCAGTCTTTCCGACGCCCTCTTTTCGGATCATGACTCCATGCACGCAAGACTTACTTCCAGTCAAAGTCCCAGCCACGTCAGCGATTACGTTATTGACCGCCCATGGATCATAAGCGCCATTAGGTAAAGCCGCCTCTTTAGGTGCGGAAACGACTGGACGTTCGACCCGTTTCATTTCCTCAAACGATGGTCGATTTTGATTCTCGCTAAACTTGCTTAAGCCGCCAGTATGTAAAGCTCTACCGATTGCGGAAGTGCTTCCGTTCTCAAGTGGAAAGCGATTAGCGCTTGATCTAATTTCCTCGGCGAAATCTGTCGCGAAAGGTAACTGGTCGGTTACCTCTTTGTAAATATCAGTCTGGACGATGTAACGAGTGCCGTCTTGAAATACGATGTTAACGTCGATTCTGCCGTTAGGGTATTTAACCCAGAACTTCTCGATCCGCTCAGCTACGGACTCGTAACCCTCTAGTGGAATCGCCATTACAAGCTCCGAACGTAATCTGTAGCTGCTCTCATGCCAGCTGCTCGACCGCGGTTAAAGCCATCTTTGACGCCTTGCTTGTAGCCAATACTCCAGCCGACTAGAAACCAGCCAGCACTACAGGCGATAACTACCGCCGCTAATTCCAATATAGTAAACATCTTAGCTCCCGATTCTGGGAACGACTTATTCGCTCCCTAGTTATAGGGTGAACTAAATGTCTGACAATTTCAAGCCTTACGCGTATTTAACGGCGTGTCGAATTGCTTAAGATCAAACTATAAATTTCATCGACTCGAACTTCGAGTCTGGAAACCTGATCCTTCACGCTTGAACCGGAATTAGGTTTCAGCTCGCTTAGGTAATACTTGACTAGGTGTCGAACGACCGCTGTAAATGCCGCCATGAGCGTGACCATAGCCACGCCCATCGCAGCCCAGTCGTTAGCGTTCACTCGCTTTAGCGCCGAACGTAACGTCTTTAGGATTCAGGTAACGCATTAGTAGCGGAACGACGCCAGCGAGAAACCCGTAAGCCAATTTCTTGGGATCGGTTTCGCCTGTCATGTAAACGGCTAACGCTCCTGCGAGCGCTGATCGTCCATAACTAGCCATCATAGCCTTTAGCTCTTTCATTACTTTTCTCCTAACCCTAGCGCTTTGATTAGCTCTAGGACTTTTCGTGGGCTTACGTTGATTTCGAAGTGCATTTCGTCGGGACGATTTTTATAATCGCCACCCCAGAAAAGCCCATATTTTTTAGCGAGTGCGCGAATCATGGGAACTTTTTCAGTTGGAAACGTGCCGATCTTTCCGAGAACGTGTTTAGTTGCGTTTAAGTCGATCGCTGTTCCGCTTGAGTGATTGCTCAGCTTGTCCGGAACATTACGAACTGAACGAAATGCGTATCCCCAGTCATCAAGCTGTCCACCATCTAACGGCTCTATCAGCTCGTTGAACTCTTTACAGAATCCGACGATTAAGGGTGCGACAGCTTCGGCGCAACGAATCTTTAGAGTCGTCCCCGGTATCGCGTAAGACTTGACATGGATCGACTCAGGTTTAGCCGAAGCTTCCCAGCCGTTATAGCTGGTTAGTTTCATGACAGCAATAATCCCGCTTCGTCGGCTGTGATTCCGAGTTTAGTTAATAGATCAGCTTTAGCTGCAGCGGTTTGCGCTTTTGCTGCCGCTTCCGCCTCTTTAGCCAAACGATTATTTGCCCAGAGTTCTATTTGTGCCTCGTATTCGGATTCTGATAACAGTGTGTAACCGCGTTCATCATCGCCGACTTGAAGTGTTGGGTTTTCTTTTTTTAGTATTGCTATCATTTGTGTTTTTGTGGTCATTATGATTTCGCCAATCCATAAACGGAAACTGTGCCGGTTATATTTGTTGATGATGATGAAAGAATAAAACCTGTGTACGTGTCGGACGCTTCCAAATATCCAGCATTTTGTGTGCCTGATTGCGCTTCGGCGTCGTAATATTTGCCTTCGATAATAGGTTTTTCACTAGCATTTCCGACCTTGCCGATAGATAGTTCGCCCATTGACGGACGCGCGCTGATTCCGACTTCATTAGCTACAACCCATTTCGTTGCGTTGCTCGCAGCGTAATTAGAAGCGCTTGCATTGTTATTCATTACTGATTGAACCCAATGATAATTAGCGCCCGAGTAAGTTGTGCCGACTGTGCGCATTTGCATGTGCAAATCATTGGCGGCGGTCGCAGCATACATAGACTCAAAGCGGATTAAGTATTGGGTATAGGTGCTTGAAAATACGCTGTCGAAAGTTGTTGTAGTTGTTGTCACGTTTGTAAATGATTGCCGAGTTATAAGTGTTAAACCGCTACTCGCGTTTGTTGCCCACTCTGGAGCTGTTGCGCCAGAATTGACTTTTAACACTTGACCAGCTGTGCCAATTCCTAAACGAACCGGAACTGTTGCGTTTCGGTAAATAATGTCGCCCGCTGTTGTAACTGTTGACTTAGCGATCGCAGCGTCCGCCAGATCGTAAGCCGCTTTAGTAGCTGTTGGCGTCGAAGCTAGAACGCTGGAAGTAGTTGAAGTCGAATCGCTCAGCTGTACCGCGCCGACGACGCTTGTCGTAGCTGCGTTAATTCCAATAGTTACAGCGCCAGCGCTGCCGCCACCTGTAATTGGGCTAGTCACGTTTACAGCCGTTATGTCGCCTTGATCGTTAGGTATCCACGCAAAATCTAAATCTGTTGCACTTGCCTTAGATAAGATATAACCATTAGCGCCGCCTAATAAATCGACGAAGTCGGTATCGACCGCCTGACCGAAAACCTCAAAATCAGCTGGTAAGTCGGTAACTAGATCGGTCGGACTGGGCATTACCCAGCCGAAGTTTGTTGTTGGGTTTGTCATGTTTTCTCCTTATGCCACGACTAACGCGGTTTCCCACGTCAGAGTTCCGGTTATAGTATTCCACGATTCCGCGATAGAAACGTCTAGCCACTTCATAGCTTGAAGCGAATAACTTATCGGCGAAAGATTAAGAGTGATGGCTACTTCATTATAGGCAGCCTTAAACGTCCAGCCCTCAACGAATCCTAGAAACGTACCCGAAGCCATGTTTGGCGGTAAGTCGCTAAGTCTTATCGGTAAGCCCATAAATATTTTAATAAGCGAATCGCGATCCGCGTCGTCTAGCTCTGGATTTGTAAGCTGATAAGTGATCGACTGTAAATTGGCTTGAGGTGTAGCTCTTAGGGTTAAGTAAAAATCGGCTTGATCTTGGGCGTCGGCTGAGTGTTTAATCGTCGTAGTTATGACCTGAGCTAAACGTCCGTAAATGTCGATCGAGTTAATATCCTCGGCACTTACTTCATTATTTGAGTTAGTGTTGTATTTTAGAGTCAGGTCGTTTCGCACGTCGCCCGCTCGAGTCTGAATCTTAAGCCCGTTGAATAGCGCCTGATTAGCCGTTAGGTCTGTATAGCCATTAGTGGCTAAATAGATCGAACGATGAGTCGAATCGGCATACGAGATAAGTCCGGTCGCCGATTCATATATGTAACCCAAACCGCTCGTCGCGAGAGCTGAAACTAGCGAATAAATATCTGTTCGATTAGATGATCGTTGCGCTAGTTCGTAATTGCCCGGACGATCTATCTCGCCTAATCCGACGTTCTGAGCATTAGCCCACGTTTCCGTCGGATCGTAGTTAGCCCATTGAACCGCTGCTGGAACTTCACCCCAGTTATTTAATAGTAAATCTTGCAAAATTTCCCAGATTTGATCGCCGTCGAAATCCTGAGCTAGAACGCCATCGGTAAGCGCTTTTGGTAAGCGGCTTAGAGCTCCTAGCGCTGTGATGTTAAGGGTTTGATTTATTGCGACGTTACCAGCTGTCGAAACTTCGATTCCGAAATCCACGACAGTTCCGCCGAAAATAGGGACGAACGTATCAGTCGAATCTTTTAACTCGATCGAAACTGAGTCGTTTATGTTGATGTTAACAATCGCCTGATTAAGGTTAATTAGCTGTAAATTACAATAACCCGCTTGAGCTTGTTGGTAAATATTGTCGCGACCGCTGGCGATACTTAGATTAGCCAGAACGTAAGTCGTATATTCTACGCCCTGAATCTTTACGCGCCAAATGGGATTGAAAACTGTCATTAGAACGCCAGCGCATTAGCGCCATTAGTACCGCGATAGAAACTATTATTTAACACGTCAACGATTCGGCGAGCTGTGCCTTCTTGGTCGATTGCGCCGCTAACGTTAATAAATATATTTCCGCCGCCGTTGCCTAATTGGTTATTTGGCACTATGCGACCCCCGGACGATGGGACGAATAGTTCCGCGCCAGCTTCTCCCACGATGTAAGGTCGATTAGCCGTCACCATACCGCCAGCGGCTAGTTTAGGGATCTTAGGTAAATCTTTACCGCCTGTTATATTGTTTACGATGTTATAAGCGCCGACCAGTAAATTAAGTCCCGAGATAACTAGGTTAACGGCGGCGACTAAGCCTTTCATAGCCAGCGAAATTGCGTCAATAACGAACGCAATACCATTAAACGCGACCTTGAAAGTTGTACCAATAAACGACGCAACAGGTTTAGCTATAACCAGAAACGCGGTAAGTCCGACGCCTAATAGCTTAAAGAATCCAGCGTTATCAGATACCGCGTCACCGATTGCGCCAAATACAGATTTAATTCCCTGTAAAATTGGAGTTAGCGCAACCTTAAAAATTGGGATTATGTATTTGTTTAGATAATCCCAGAGAGCTGTAAAAGATGGAATTAGTGTCTCTTTGATAAACGTTCCAATACTTGTAAAAACGGGTTGAAGTTTGCCGCCAATATCTGTCGCCAATAAACTAATAGTCGGGATTACTTGACCGACGAATGACGAAACTAGGGGAGTGAGTGCGTCGAGAACGAATGAACCGACAGTTTCTTGTGCTTCACTAAACGCCAATTTTAATCGTTCAATTTTGCCGCCAAATGTATTAGCTTGCTCGCTTGCCTGTCCACCAAAAGTCTCAGCTAAAAATTTAGTTTGCTCCTCGAATGTCATTGACTTAAGTTCGGCAGCTGTTAAACCAATTCCAAGTTTTCCGAGTGCGGTCGCGTTGCCCTCGTAAGCTTTACCAAGTGCATTCGATACGGCTTCGAGTGACTTACCCGATCCAGCGGCAACGTCGATCGCCAGAGTTGCAAGTTTTTGCGCTTCACCGACGTCACCGGTTGCCCGGGCTAATCGTTCGTAAGCTGGTCTTAACTGATCGTCCGTCACGCCGAAGGCTAAGCCCATGTTTGAAATCCATGTCTCAGTTGCCGCAATAGTTTGATCGGTTGCGCCAGCGACATTTTTGAGAGTAGTTGCAAGTTTTGCTTGAGCTGCTTCGTCCTCAATCGCCGACTTAACCCCATCGACTAAAAGTTTTCCAGCGTAAGCAACAGCGGCAGCGCCAGCGATAGCAAACGCTGCTCCCGCTTTTTTGCCAAAGTCGCCTAATTTGCTACCGAAAGATTCTGTTTCGGTATTAGCTTCGCCTAATCCTTTTTTTAGATTATCGACGTCCGCAAGTATTGAGAGCTTGAGCGTTCTTGATCCCTCAGCCATTAGTCGAACCT